TAGTAAAACTCACCCAGGTCATTCACACTGATCGCGGACACTTCATATTTACCGCCTATCCTTTTGATGACCCTGGTCGGTGGTGTTTCCGGCGTCTCAACGACCTCGACCTTATTCGTCTCCGGCGTTTCGATCCGGATCGGACCGTTCAGCTTCACTTCCGGCACCTGTTCCGGGGTCTCCATCTTCTCCAATTTGCCGCCGGAAACAGGTTCCGGGATCTCGATCTTGTTCGGCTTCCTTCCCGGCTTCTTTGCCGGCGTTCCGTCATTCTTCAGTCTTGCCATTTTCTTTTGCTCTCCTTTGCATTTGCTGAAATTTTGCTGTGTCACATAAACGATCAGGCAGTCCTCGCTGCAGAACAGCCTGGCGCCTCGCCTGTAGGGCCAGAACTGCGGCCATACGATAAGGTGCACCCGTCCGCAGACGGGACAGGTAGACATCACAGCGGATCCGCCTCCAGATATTCTGACATGATATAGCCGCGGTCTGTGATGGCCCATCCGTCGGCGATGGCGTACACGAACACGTTGCTGCCGTTCGTCAGCCATCCGGATCCGGCGACCCGCGGGCCGTTCATCCAGCGCCTGATGGCCACACGGGCATTGGAGACGCACACGTACTGTTCGTTGATTATCTCCGGCTCTTCCGTGACCACGAACCCGGAGTATATCCACGCAATTCCGTTTTCTCCGATCCCGTAGGCCTTCAGGAAGCCGTTCTCGCCCTCCGCGTCCGTCTGGAAGCTGTAGCCGTTCTCCAGATAACCGACCGGCCGGCAGCTGGTGGATGGCGCGATCCGCGCGTTCACGTAGTGGCCGCCATCTTTCGGATCGTTCGGCTGGCACATCACCCAGCAGGTGACCAGCTGCTCTTCGCCCTTGCAGAACGAAAGCGTCAGGGCCACGGTGGCCACGATGATCAGCGCTACCAGAACTACAGCCGCAACTATCTTTTCTTTGGAGAATATGCTATACTTATTACGATGATTCATTTCATCACCCCATCTACACCGTCAGCAGCTGCTACCTGCTGGCGGCTCTTTTTTATCCAGTTCTGATACTCCGCTTCCAGATCCGGGTCGGTGAAGGTGCCGTCAGGATTCGTTATCTTTTTAATCATCCTTGCGAAGGCACTGGCAGCCGGTCTGAGGTTCGGTGTTTTGCCTGTGTACTCTGCGCGGATCTCCATGTCAGCCATCAGCATCATCCTCTTCCGATGCCAGTTCCTTGATCAGAACCTCGCGCATCTTGAGGATCCCACGGTTGTACGCGGCTACGCTCGCGTTCTGAAGGAGAACAATTTGCTCATCGCCCTTGCCGACCATCATCATGTTCGGCTCTCTCTGGTTGTCCAAAGCGACCTTGTCGATAATCTGCAGCAGATCCTTCAGGAAGAAATTCGTGTATCCATCTTTCATTGTCACCCCTCCTTTCTGTGTCGGCTTACGACACCGCTTCGTCAAAAAAAATTGCGATTGTTTCCTGGTCCGTCAAACCATACCGCTGTCTAATGGCGTTGATCTCTGATCTCCTGAACTCGATCTTGCCATTAATGCGTAAGCTGACTCCAGACGTCTGTAGCCCAAGAAATTCGGCAAGTTTTTCCTGGGTGTCGTTATGTTTGGCCATTACCGCCTTCATCTCGCTGCTGTTCATTTTTTCACCTCCATCCATCTTTTATTGTGTCTTCCCACGACACAGTATACTTCCTGTTGTGTGTCGTGTCAAGAACATTTTTCTTGTGCAAACAAAAATATTCTGTTAAAATGTAATCCCGAAGGAGGTGAACAGAATGACGGTAGGCGACAGAATCCGGAACAGGCGCCAGGAATTGGGCATGACAATGGAAGAACTGGCCGACAAGATCGGCGTAAAACGCTGGACAGTCAACAAATACGAAAAAGACGAAATTGACATGAAGCTGAGCACAATCAAACAGCTGCACAACATACTCGACATATCGTATATAGATCTGCTGGACGATGATGATAGTGAGGACCGCGAAGTCCTGACGGCATACCATCAGGCAAGCGACGAAAAGCAGGAGGCTGTCCGTGCGACGCTTCGGCTGCCGGAAAAACAAAAAAGCCCCGCATCGTCAGCGGGATAATTCATATTTATTAAGGAGGCATCATCATGGCACTGTTTGGATTTGGAAAGAAAAAGGAACCCGCTCCGGCGCCGAAGCCGGAGCAGAAGCCGGTGGAGATCAAAGGCGAGCCATATGAGTATTATGTCAGGGTTGACGGCCAGTGGTATATTAACCCGAACTATGACCCGTCAGCGCCGAAGCCCCCGCGGGTGAAAATCTTCGGCCTGGGCGACGACGATGACGACGAAGAAAAGGAAGAGGACGATGCAGACTTCTAAGAAGCAGCTGCCAACCTGCCAACCAAAGACTGCCGTTGCCTACGCCCGCTATTCGTCTGCCCAGCAGCGTGACGTGTCCATAGAGCAGCAGTTGCGGGACATACGGGCCTATGCGGAGCGAGAAGGCTATACCATCATCTATGAGTATGCCGACCACGCGAAGTCAGGCTTCAAGAACGTGGAGCGCCGAACACAGTTCCAGGCTATGATCCAGGCTGCCGCATCCGGCGCATTTGACACCGTGATCGCGTGGAAGGTGGATCGCTTCGGCAGGAACCGGCGGGAGTCTGCTATCTTCAAAAGTCAGCTCGCTGAGCATGGTGTGTCTGTCATCTATGCAATGGAGCCGATCCCGGACGGAGCTGCCGGCGTGCTTACTGAGGGGATGCTTGAAGCGCTGGCGGAATGGTACAGCCGGAACCTGTCAGAAAACAGCCGGCGCGGTCAGCGGGATAACGCCCTCAAGTGCCTGTCAAACGGGAAATACGCACTGGGATATAAAAGAGGGCCTGACGGTCATTATGCCATTGATGAAAGCACCGCTCCAATCGTCAGGCGCATTTATACAATGTATTCGGAAGGATATTCAGCCTGTGCGATTGCCAGGCAGCTGAACAGTGAAGGCCTGAAAACGCAGAACGGAATTGATTTCCATGCCGACAGCATTATCAAGATCCTGAAGAACGAAACTTTCATTGGTATATATCATCATGGTGACGTCAGGATCCCCGGAGGCCTGCCAGCAATCGTAGATGAAGAATTATGGAACACATGCCAGAAGATCCGTCAGGCATCATTTAAGAAGCGTTCATCAAAGCGGACTTACCTGCTGTCAGGGAAACTGATCTGCGGAAACTGTGGTGAGTATATGGTCGGAAACAGCTCTCCAAAATATAAGAGCGTCGACGAATACATCTATTATGGTTGCAAAAAGAGAATTAACTTCAAAGGCGGCTGCGGAGCCAAATCCATCAGGGCGAAAAAGATAGACCGCGCAGTCCTGGGCTTTCTTTTCGATAATGTTTTAGCAGGAAATGTCCGTGAGACTTTTGTCGACCTGGTTGTCAAGGCATTGGCTGATCAGGATGTCTGCTCACCGGTAAAGAGTTTGGAAGCAGAACTTGAGGAAATCACGCGGAAGATAAAGAACATCAATTCAGCAATCGCGGAGGGAATCTGGACATCAGATACAAAAGCAATGCTGACAGATCTGTCTGCACGTTCGGAAGATCTGAAAGCAAAGATTGCTTACCTTCAGCTGACGGAATCAAAAGCCATCAGCGAGGACCGCATCCGGTTCCTTTTTGAAAAGATTGCAGAAGGTAAGCGTGATGATCCGGAATATCTCAAGACCGTCGTATCGACGCTTATCAATTCCGTTACGGTATATCCGGATTGTCTGCGGATTGTCATCAATGCGGCAAAACACACAGACACTGTCCCGCCGGAAGACCTTCCTCCGATTGACGTTCTGCCGGACATATCATCTTTGGGATTACAAAGCCCTGGCCTGGGTCAACTCTTCACTATCCCAAATTATCCTGTCATAATCTTCAAGATAGCGATATAAATAAAAAAAAGCGCCCCGGGATCGCTCCCAGGGCGTTATATTTTATTTTCCGGTGTAGTGCTGCGGACAGATCCCGCACCACTCGCACTGTGCACATGGCGCGACACCTCCGCGCTCGTTGAAACTCTGGCCACAATAAACCTGACAGATGTCAGAGCTATGATCTGGATCCACGCGGTTGTCTGCTTTCTTGTGCTCATCGTTCATGACGATCGCCTCACTCTTCGCCGTCTGCCGGAGGTTTGCTTTCTCGTTGGTACTGGATCGTGCTGATGCCAAGCAGACTGCCCAGCAGCACACAGATCACAGCGCTGGTCTTCGCCACCTGATCGGCATATGGCCATCCCCAGATGGCGCTCAGGCCCACGTAGGCAGTGGTCAGTGCGGGGATTCCTACTAAGGTCAACCATTTGAGGATGTCAAAAACACGGTTAGAAAGCATAGCGGTACCTCCTTCATGATACTCTGTGTTCAAGTTGTGAAACTTTTTCCTCCAGCACCGGCATCCGCCGGGCGAAGTCATTATGGGCCCGGACCTCCCGGGTCAGCTCCTGGATCTTCGTGTCGGTGACCTGGCTGAGGGTCTCCAGCTTTCCCTCCAGCCTCGTGTCTGTGATCTCTGATTGTTTCTGCAGTTCCGCGAAAAGTTTTTGATTGTTGTAGTGAGCCACCAGCAGCTGGGAGATCACAGCGCAAGCGCCGGTCACCAATGCAACAATCACAGCATCAGACATAATTATCACTCCTTTCCCACTGCATGATCCAACGCTCCCCAGGTCTTTTCGCCCACGATTCCGTCGATCTTCAGCGCCTTCCCGTCCAGGTCGTCATGATCCTTCTGGAAGGCTTTCACGCCTGCCTCCGTGTTCTTCCCGAATTTCCCGTCCGCGCCGGTCTTCCCGACGTCATAGCCCAGCTGCATCAGGTCCTCCTGGCATTCAACAACATACGGCCCTTTGCTCCCGCGGCGCAGCGTAGGCTTACGAACGGGAGGCGGGACCGGCGTCGGGATCTCACCATCCACACAGGCCGGCACGCCCCAGTATTCCCATTTCGCATTGAGCTTTGTGAAGTGCTGGACGCCGCTGGAGCACTCGCAGGTTTCGCCGTTGTAATACAGACCCGTGTGCGCCATGGTCTTCGGCTTTTTCTTATCCCGGTAAAACAGGCAGACAATCACTCCCTGCGGAATCCCGTCCTTCACTTCGCCCTGCTCCCGCCAGTTCTTTTTATCGTTCCACTGCGCGGTGCACCCGGCTCCCATCAGCTTCCAGCCGAAAACCTGTAGCAACACCCAGTAGGTGAAGCCACGGCAGTCAAACGACCGCACCCGCTTTCCTTTCGGGAACCACTTGCACCCGCTGCAGCTTTCGGTTTTTCCGCTCAGCACCTGGCACTTCGTGATCAGCGTTTCCCCGCCATGTTTGTTGTAAACCGCCTGCCGTTTCTGCGTCGTGCAGTACTCGCCCCGGTCGCCGAAGATGTACGGCCAACCGACACAAAGTAGTGCCGCTTTCCATGCGGCTTCACTTAACGGAATGCCTTTGGTTTTCAGCTTCGCTATTTGCTTATCTACGTATTCCGCGCTGTTCATCCTTTTCCAACTCCCTTTTTTCCATCCTGTACCCGATCAGCAATCCGCCGAACAGGATCACGTTTCCCGCCAGGATGCCGATCACAACCCAGCCGATCCAATTCATACTTGTTTTTTCCTTTTCACTCTGTCACTGTCCTCAAAGTAAATAACAACCACCATTTCAGCAACCAGGGTAAACAGGACACCAAGAAAGATTCCAGATGCGAGTAGTATCATTTACTTCACGCCCTTTCAGTTTGCAGTGTCAATCTGGTTTAAAGGCTGAAAGTTACCGGCAAGTTACCGGCAAGTTAACTGATTTAAAGATTCCTTTTAATATTTATAATCAAACTGTATCGTTTGCTGTTTCCAATGTTGCCGGGAGCGATCAATATAACCGCTCCCGGATAGTTTTACTTAACACCCCAAAGTCCTGTGATCTTTGCGTTTGTCCAAACAGATTTGTTCGCCTTTGTCATTGTAATCGTAGCCGTACCGTTGTTGACAGCAATCGTTGCAAATATCGCAATATAAATTGTTGGGGATTCCATTGCGGCAGCACTGATCGTTGCTCCGTTTACAGCGATACACAGTTCCTGATGATTCCCTGGTCCGACAGCGTTTGCTGACGGTGATATGGCAATGATATGAAAAGGATAATTTTGAGGATCGTCAAGAAGCTGAACGGGTGTATTCAGTTCGCTGACAACAGAAGGAAGTAGCTGTGTTTTTGTCAGCGTTTTCCCATCGAACAGGGTGGAAATTGTCGCTCCCATAGCACCGTCATTTCCGTTAAAAACAAGCACCTTGTCAGTGTCCGCAACCGATGCGGCAGTAGGAAGATTCGTAATTAA